ATTCTTCTTAGCTCTAACAATAACACCGCCAGCTATATGTATTTCACAATGCTGTTCTAATCCGCTTTCATCACACATATACTTTCCATAGCACTCGTAGACTATAACCTTGTTGCGCCTGTTATTAACTATTCCAGTGTCTTCATCATCGCTAGTCTGGTCGGTTTGTTCCCCGTTGTATCCGGCAATAGCTTCTGCAATATCATCAATAGATTGCTTGCTGTCCAATCCAACATTAGCCATGAAGTCAACTTCACTTACATTGCTGTAAAAGCCCTCTTTCTCTAATCGGTTCAAATCATCTTCTTGCAAGTAATGCCTATGAGCTTCAAACAGTGATATACCGTCCATGTCTTTATCAGACGAATAGATCCAGCAACCAGGTTGAATGTTTGTTAATACTGGCTGGTCCTTAAGCTTTCGTGTTGCCTCGATTTTAACCTTATATGTGCCGTCCTTATTGTCTTTAACATCTAGGTATTGTTCAGCGTCACCTTGCTCTAACTGTTCGGCTGACACTTCAACCCACTTCTTAACTTTCTCAACTCGCTTAACCCACGTAGCCTTTAACACGCCAAGTCCTGCTTCTAATGGATCACGAAACCATTGAGAGAAGATACCATAACCGTCGTTAAGGCTTGTTACCTGGAACTCTATCAGTCTTTCCAGTGGCTCAGGGTCGTCATCTTCAGTTGAGCCTTGAATGCTAATCATCTTGTCAGCACCAAAGAATACCTCTAAGAAGCTAGGCATGATACTTTCTATAGCATCTTTAATGTCGGTAGTAGAGAAGTCTGTATACTTGCTCAAGTTTGGGAAGCGTTTGCGGTAGTATTCGGTATAGCTATGCAGCAGTTGATACCTAGTGATGATGCTAGGTTTTATGTGTAAATCAAAATAGTCTTCGGCGTAAGTTATATCGTCCTGAGCATCCTCTAATATTTGATCTAGATACTTTTTGGGTATCACATCTTCCTTATCATCAGAATAAATCTCTGTAATGTCTGATTGTTCAGGTTGCATAGAATGAGCCTCTTGTTCTAGTCCCTTAGTGCCTTTGCTTGTAATGCCCATGTCTTCTTGATTTTCTATCATTGTTTATGCTCCTGTTACATCATTCCAGCTACTTGAACTGGGCTATCGTCTATGTCGTCATTGCCTATATATATGTCGTTATCTATCAAATATCTCAGTGCTTGGCTCATACAATCTACTTGATCGTCGTGAACACCTACTGGAAAAGCTTCAACCTCTGCTTCATAGTCCACTAGCCACGATGCCATATTCGGGATAAACACTCTACCAGCCTCAACCGTTCCGCTAACTCCCTGCGCTCTAGCCAATTTGCTCTTTACCGGCATAACTGGAATTATTGGCAATCTAGTCTCGGCTCTAAGGTCTTGTATCAATTGTTGTCCGCTAGACTTGTCCTCGATTAGTATTGCGTGAGGGTTGTCTCTCTCGGCGTAGGAAGTGACCATTCTCTTTAAATCAGGGAATTGCACGCGTCTTCGCATCAAGTCTGCAAGGTAATAACCCTTTGGGCTGCTCTTCCATGACTGGAATACACTAGGGTCATTCATCTCTTTATCTTTGGACGCGGTGTCGTATGAGTGTATCAAAAGGTTAAAGTCTGATGGCAAATTGTTATACCGTCTAAACCAATCTATTTCAAACACGCTACCACCATCGGGCGAGGGTCTTTGTTGATATAGTGCCGACCAATCCCTAGAGCCTAACTGCTCTTTTATCTTTTCTAATACTTCTATCGGATAATCGGTAGGCCATAATGCCTCACCAATCTCCCTACCTAATATATCATCGTCCTCTGCTATGGCTGGAATGTTCAAAACCTCCCAACCTTCAGACTGATGCTCTCGCAATAACCAACCGCTTAAATCATCTTCATGCCAGCGCGTCTGAATGATAACTACAGCACCGCCAGGCATTAATCTAGTATAAGCAACCGATTTATACCAACCCTTGAGCTTTTCTCTAATGGTTTTACTATCTGCTTCCTCTCGGTTCTTCAGTGGATCATCTATCAATAATAAATGTGCGCCCCTTCCTGTTGCAGCACCACCAACACCCAAAGCAAAATAACTACCGCCTTGAGTAGTAGTAAAGCGTTTCTGACTTGCGCTATCGCCTGACAGCTTGCAATTAGGAAAGGGAAATTCTGGATCTAATATTTGATTGCGTATCTTTCTCCCAAAGTCATCTGCTAACTCTTGTCCATACGTAGCATGTATAATATATCTATCTGGATGCAATCCCAGATACCTAGCAGGGAAAAACTCTGAGGTTTCCATACTCTTGCCATGTCTAGGTGGAGCAAATATCATTAATCGCTTACATTGCCCCGTTTCAACTCTATGCAAGGCCTCGGCTATTTTTATATGATGCTGTCCTGTGCGGAATTGTGGATACTGATACCTGCAATATGATAGCAGATCACGCCTCGACATTTCCCTCATAATATCTCTGGGTGATGGTATTTTCACTTATTTGTCACCACTCATCTTTTTTGAAAGCTCTAGGAGCTTCTGTAGCTCTTCGGTAGTTAGATTGTTAAGGTCTTGTTCAACCACAATTGCCCCACCGTCTTTCCCCGTCATTTCCAAGCTCTTGCCGTCTTTCCATACTTCACGCTTTCTATTCTTCAGCCAAAAGATACAGGCTCCAACATCAGGAGCAACGCTTTTCGTGGTGGTCTTTTCGCTTACTTTTACGCCTAGTCTACACTCAACTTGAACCTCGTCATACTCAAAGCCCATAGCACGTTTGAGCAATGCGTTCTCTACTTCAGTGTCTACAGGAGCCTTGCCCTCTTTTATAGAGTTTAGAAACTGAGGATATAGCTTTTGATAATCATAAAATGTCTTACAAGAAACTCCTAGCTTTTTCGCTATTTGCTTATCAGTTAAGCCCTCTCTAGCGTATCCCTTCGCTAAAGCTGGGAAGTTCTCATTGTATTTAGATTTTCTAGCCATACTTAAATTCTATCACATAATTGATAACAAAGTAAGCAATCATTAAACTATATGCCCGAAGTTAACTTTCTTTTTAACTTCATAGACAATTTAAAAACTATCTAAAACTAGCACTAACAAAGGCTAATAATTTTTATGCACGTGCACAATCAATTTCGTGCGTCATAATTAGCTTTCCCTTTTGCAGAACTGCTAACAAGCAATATCTATCTAAAACCCAAAAAGCCCCGCTGGTTAGAGCGAGACTTTAAGGAGAGGATCAAAATGCCTTGAAAGATTGAATGACTGAATTGCTATTATAATATGTATTTTTATTTAATGCAAGCTAATCAATCATCATACTTCAGCAGGAACTTAGGGTTGATATATTTAAAGCTTAAAGATTGCTCGTCTTCACACCTAACAACGATGCCTTCAGCCCACATATCAGGGTTCCTTTTGGATCTGAAACAGCCAAACTCTTCTATATATCCATTTATCATTTCAATACTGGTTATTTTCGCATAAGCCACTTCTGGAACTTGTTTTATCACAGGTCTGATTTCTGATAAAGCGTCTCTAGTTTTATTATATGTAAGCTGAGTTGTTCCGATCATGTCGCTGGTTTTGAGATTGAAAACATAAAACTCATAGCCTTTAACTTTATATTTGTTCTTCTGTATAGCAGTTCCAAGTATTTCACCCTGAAGAATAACATAAGCCTTTTTCCCTATTCCCATCGAACTATGAATTTTTCTAAGTGCTTCTAATATTTTATATTCTTTAGCAACCGTCCACCAAGAACTATTGTCGGGCTTTTCTAACCTTCTATTTCTTGAGCATACAATAAACTCTTCTTTGAACACATTGGGCCTGTAAATATAAGTAGCTGATTGCCCGTCCAGCTTTTCAGTTATCTCAAGCACCTTATCAAGGTAGTTCCTCCTGCTCAATGATAGGTTCTGCCATCGCTCTTCATCAGTTTTTGACACAATATTTGAAGGAAAGGTTGATTTTCTTTCCCATGATTTAACAATGTTTCTGGTCCACTTATATCTCAACATCAATTTTTTCCACCAAGGATAAGAATCTCTCATTTTTTCAATTTGAATTTTATTACCTTCTGCATCAATTTTTGTAACTCCAATAATATCTGTTACATCGGCTCCTGTAATCACACTAAAATCTTTTCTAACAAAATTACCTAATATTCCAACAGGTAAAGCTAAACCTTGAGATAATTGTTTCATACATTTGATGGTTTTAACTTTGAATTTTCTCTTTTCCATAAATGCAAATACTGGATGTATTGGTAATCTAGAATCCACTTCAAAATATACACAATGGTCTAATACTTTAAATTCACCTTTCTTTGCTACACATTGCCAACCCTTGATAAATACAAGCTCAATATTATCAGCCTTTGGTATTGCTTGTATATCTCTAATAATTTCAATTGTTGCTAATTTTCTCATAATATTTCTCCTTTTGTAATATGTATTTT